CCGCGATGTCGTGCATCTGCACACGCGGGCCGTGGGCCAGGAAGGCCGCCACGTCGAAGCCTTCGGACATGGCGTCGGCCGCGTCCCAGCCCTCGGCGGCATCCTCGGGTGGGTAGAGGATGTGGCAGGACTTGGCGCCGGCGGAAAGGATGGCCTGAGCCGCTTGCACCGCGTACTCCCAGCCCGGCTTGTCGCGGTCGGGCCAAACAAGTACCGCCTTGCCGGCCAGCGGCGACCAGTCAGTCTTGTCCACCGGCGCGTTGGCGCCGTGCATGGCAGTGGTGGCCACGATGCCAGCGTCGATCAGCGCCTGCGCGCACTTCTCGCCTTCGACGAGCACGACCTGCGCTGCCGTCGTCAGACCCGGCTGGTTGTAGAGGGGGCGCGGCTCGGGCGGGGCCATCTTGCGGCGGCGCGCGTCCCAGGGACGGAATTCCTTCCTCTGGCCGGGCGGGTCGTAGCGGTAGACGACCGCGATCAGTCGGCCAGCGGCGTCGAGGTAGTCCCACTTGGCGGTGGCCGGACCAAGGTCATCGACCGGAGCCTCCTTCTTCGGCCGACGCGGCGCGACCGGCCGAGCGCGACCGATCAGGTCAGCGGCAACACCGAGCACGCGCGGGAAGTCGGCGTGGACGTCCGTGCCGATATGGCGGGCGATCACGTCGAACATGTCACCGCCGTCGCCCGTAGCACGGTCGGTCCACAAGCCGGCCTTTTCGCCTTCGAGCACCACTTCAAGGCTGTCGCCGGGGCTGCCCATCACGTCACCGATCAGGAACTTGCCTCGCCGCTTCTTGCCAGCAGGAAACAGGGTGAACAGCACCGATTCGAGCCGGGCCAACAAGGCAGCGCGGATCTGATCGCGCTCGGCATCGAGGCTGCGCTCCGAGGCGGGAGCAACGTCGTTGAAGTCGATCATTCGCCCCCCTCGGCTTTGCTTGGCCGCAAAGCATCACGCCCCTGCGCAGCGGTGCTGTGAGCCGCCCATGCAGACAGTTCTGACAGCCGGTACCGAACGAGCCCGCCCAGGAGGTAGTGCGGAATGCGGTACTTGCTGCGCATCGCCGGGTCGGCGAACCAGTAGTACGGAAGCCGCAGCGACGCGGCCGCTTGCTTGGCGTCGATCATCGGTTCGACGGCCATGACGGCATCGGGCTTGGTGCTCATGCCTGACTCCTCCAGCACCGGTCCTGCCACGGGCACATCCGGCATTCAAAGTGGGTAGATTCGGAGAACGAGCGCGGCAGCAGATCACCGGCCTCAGTCGCGGTGATCACCTTGACCGCGCGGTCCGACATGCGCTGCGCGAGCGCCGCATCGAAGGGCACCAACTCAGCGTAAATCTCCATCGTGTCTGCGTTGACTGCGGTGAACAGCGCCGGGTGTTCGTGCAGATCAAGGTAGGCCTGGTACAGCGCCACCTGGGCCGCATACACGGGCTTGGCGACAGCGAGCCGGTACTTCTCCAACTCGCGCCATGACTTCGAGCCCAGGCACTTGTTCTCCCACAGCGCCGGATACCCGAAGCCATGACCCAAGTCGGGACCGGCTACGATCACGCCATCGACGTGCCCCTGCAGGCGGCCGTCCAAGGCGGTGAAGCCGAACTGGTCGCCGTTGGCCTTGCGTGTGCGCAGATCGAAGCCCGCCGCACGCAGCCACGTCACCGCGCAGTCCTCCATGACGTGACCGCGCTCGAAGATGCGCAGGATGCGCCCGTCAGTGTCGCGGCCGGCATCGACCGGAGCCGCGGCGTACTCGTACTGCAATGCACGCTCGCACTCGGCACCGAGGCGCGATGCGCCCAGATAGGTGCGTCGCGGCTGCGCTGCCCGGGCGCGCTGCATCCCGGTATCGATCAACGCGGTCAGAAGGCCAGAGAGACTGGCCGAGGAGTTGAAGTCCATCATGGCTTCTTCCCCTTGGTCTGCTGCCCGGGATGTTCCCAAGGCAGGTCGTCGGCCATGTCGGCGAATGGGCTCGCATCCGCCCTCATAGGGTCGGGCGTTGGCGCCATTCCGCGCACAGAGGGGTACTTGGTCACCTCATGGTGCTCGACCATCGCCTCCGTGTAGCAGGTGACGATGGCGTCGATGACCTGCAACGCCTCGGCCTCCGCGTACTCACCGAGTGGCTTGGCAAAGCCGATCTCGCCTGCCGCTTCGCCGAAAGCCTTGAGGCACTTGCGCATGGCGGCCAGTTCGACGTCAGACGGATCGATCATGGTGACCTCCGTCTCGTTTCGCGCCCCTTCCTTCACGCGCAGCCAGTTGCCGTAAAGCGCGTGAAACGCCTCCTGGCAGCGACGCGAGCAGAACACCCAGTCGATGGGGTAGCGCCGGGGATCGCCGACACCGTGCCGGTTGTCGGTGTGGCCGAAGCCCCGGGCCTGTCGTTTGCAGACCCAGCATTTCATCCGCCCCCTCACTGCGCCCAGGCGGGCTTGCCAGGGACGGCAGGGCGGACTGCCTGCATGGGAGCCGCCGGTGCAGATGCAGAACGCGTCACCGCAGCGGGTACAGGCGCCGCGCCCAACGCTTGGGCGTAGTCCGCCTGGTCGGGCTCGACCGCCATCTTCACGACGTTGCGCAGTTCGCCGCGCCCGTCCTTCTCGATGTCAATGCGCGCAACGAACTCCAGGCCATCGAGCTCGTGGAAGCCCTGGATGCGACGGGCAGCGGCGGCCTGCGGCGAACTGTCCTGAGGGCGGATGTTGCGCGCAGAGTTCAGCGCGGCACGGACGAAGCTCCGCCCCATGTTCCCCCACGCCGGTCCCTTTGGGCTGTGCAGGCCGACATTGCTCCACATCTTGCGGCGGGCGTACTCGCCCTCCAGCACGACGAACTCGCAGGCCAGGTAGACCGAGCCGGTCTCGAAACTCTGCGTGGCGTATCCACCGGTCCAGCCCTGCACCGGGTCGTCGTATCCGCCGGGCTTGATAGTCATCCGGACTCGGGCGACCGTGCCCTTGGGGATCAGGTCGAAGGTCTGCTGCTGTTCGGCGTCGTTGAAGTCGTTCCAAGCGGTCATGGCTTATTCCTTGGTGGTGTTCGGGATATGGGTGGCGGCGGCGCACTTCTCGATCAGCGCGCGCAGGTCGGGCGGCTCCAGCACATCGAGCTGACCGGAGCGGTCCTTGGCCGGGTAGCCGTAGGGGTTCAGGGTGTGGGTGACGAAGGCGCGGTAGGCGCTGCCGTCCTCGGCCTTGATCTCGGCGAGCGTCACCACCTCGTCGACGATGCCGGGCAGTTCGGCAGCGGTCTTGGCGCCCTCGATCTGGGGCACGAACACCTTGCGGTTGAAGTCGTCGATGCGCTCGTCGAGAATCGCGACGAACACGACGTGCTTGCCGCGGGCATGCTGCAAGTGGGTGAGCGCGGTCAGCATCTCGGTACCGAGCAGTCCGTAGGCGCCGCGCGTGTCCGGCTTGCCAGTGCGCTCGGACACAGCCTGCGGCTGCGCCTTCGACCAGATCAGCGCCAGCCGCGCCAGCACAGTGATGCTGTCGACGAAGTAGGTGTCGTACTTGGCCAGTTGCGCCGGGTCGCCGTAGCGCTCGCACACGTGCCGGTAGTGCGCGTCCGAGAACGGCGCCTCGGGCGGTAATGCCGGGTTGGGGCCGGCCAGGAATACGACCAGATCCCGGAACTCCGGCCAGGTGGTCGGACGCACGCAGTCGCCGCGCCAGTCCTTGACGGCCAAGTCGCCGGCCTCCAGATCGACGAACAGAGTCGAGGCCTCGGGCAGTGTCTTGAGCTGGGTGGTCTTGCCGATGCCGCTCTTGCCCAGAAGCACGAGCTTCACGCCCTGCTTCTCGCGCAGACGTTGGTCGGCGGTGATGATGGGAAGGGCCATCACGCCACCTCCTTCAGCTGCTCGGCGACGGCGGGGTTCCAGAGAATCTGATAGCCGCTGTGCCCGTTGCGCGAGTACGGCATCGCTTCGGCCCAAGCCTCGCCGGCCTCGGTCAGCTCCCACTCGTCGCGTTCGTTGCGGAACTGCAGGCCGTGCTGGACCAGACGCTGGTTGGTGGCCTTGGCAGACAGGCCGAGCAGCTTGCCGAGCTGGGTGGCGTTGAGCGAGTAAATCGCCTCGTTCGCGGCCGGCAGCGCGCGTCGCAGGGTCTCGACCGCCAAGCCCGTGTTCTCGTGGATGCATGTGAGCGTGGCCGCCATCGCGATGCCGGGCTTCACCCCGGGAACCTTGGCGACGGCCTCGCCGATCAGCAGAATCGAGCTCACACGGTCTTGGGTCGGGGCAGGCAGTGCCGGTGTTCCAGACAGCGCGTAGCGACCCGTCTTGCGGATGGCCGGCAGCACCTCGCGGGTCACCCAGCGCTTGAAACGCTTGGCCTCGGGCTTGCGGCTCTTGAGGATCGCCGAGTACAGGCCGGATTCGTTGATGACCAGCATCTCCTGATCGCCCGAGGGGGTACGCACAGTCTGCGTACCCTTCTCGTCGTCATCGAGCGAGCGGGTCATGTCGCTGGCCATGCGGTAGTCGAGCGACTGGGCGACATCCGCCGCGACGAACCACGGCTCGCCTTGTACGTCGGTGACAACACGGACCGGCCGGCCCTCGAAATCGAACGGAATCAGTTCGTTGTTCATGGATCAGTCCTCCGAGGTCAAGGTCAGCCGAAACGTGGGTTTGCCAGGCTTGACCGTGCGCGCGGCCTCGAACTGCGAGCGCAGAGCCGCGGGCCAGTTGTTGAAGCGCGACTCGGAGACGCTGAACTCGACGTCCAGGTAGTCCTCGACCTTCTCGCCGGCCTCGGCGATGCGCCGAGCGGTGGCAGCGAGCTGCGCCTGGTCCCAGGACACGCGCTTCGGGGTGTCAACCGTGACGCGCAGCGGGCCGTCCTGGAGATGGATGACGCCGAAGTCCTTGCCGGCCTCGAAGCGCGCAGCGCGGACCTGTTCGCCATAGGCCGCATCCAGCGCCACGTCGAACTTGGCGCGCGCCTTCTTGAGCCAATCAAGGGCTTCGTCGAGGTTGCGGGAGATCTCGGCCTTCTGGTCAGGCGGAAGCGCGGCCAATTGGCCGACCGACATCGCGGCAATGTCGGCGGGGAATACGGTCAGGTCACTCATGGCCATCTCCCTCACTGGTACGCCCGAGCAAAGGTCGAGTAGCGCGAGACGCGCCGTTCGAAAGCTTCGACTTCGGAGATCAGGTAGGTGACGCGGGCGCCCAGCTTGCAGAAGACTGGGCCGAGCTGCTCTTGACGCCAGCGGCGTAGGGTCTTGACCGACAGGCCCCAGCGGGCCGCCAGTTCATGCTCGTTGAGGGCGAGGCGGACTTCGCCTGCAGATTGCGTCCAGCGTGCAGATTGGCTGCGCGTCTGAACAGAAGGGACTCGGGTATTCACGAGATGTGCTCCTGTGTAGTGAAAGGGCACGTCTCATTCTTCGAATCGGTCTGTAGGTCGTCCGCTGATGTTTTGTAGGTCGAATGTAGGTGGATGCCAGAAGCAGAACGGGCTGCCCAAGGGCAGCCCGCACGGCGTTGACTCCTCCAGATGTAGCGATCAGAGCAGCAGCATCCACCCCCGGGACTTGTCGGGTGGATGCCCGATGTACTGCTTCCAGGTATCGCCAGTAAAGAGCTGGGCAGGAGACTTGCTGCTCATGCCTTCGAACAGCGCGCCACCGGTCACAACCGGATTGCCTGCGCGATGCGCTTGCATCAAGCGCTCGACCACCAGAACTTGTTTGCCCCCGACGAGAGAGAACGGCAACTTGCCAGGGATGATGAGCGTGGCCGTTTCCTTGCCCGCGATATCGCAGGTGATGCGCAGATCAGGAACAGCCGCTGCGAAGGCCCGCTGGCGACCATCGCGCAGGATCTGCATCAGCCGTGTCTGGTCGACGGTGATTCCAGCTTGGGCCGCTGTCAGGACGTCAGCCAGCTGCACGATGACGTTCGCCCCGAGGAACTCAGGACAAACCCCCGTGGCTGTCAGAACCACACCCCAGCCCGACTGACCGTCGCCGCGCAGACTGCTGTCTACAGAGGCAATGACATCCATTCGGTCAAGGCAGCGAGCCAGGTGCACCGGAACATCGTCGTTTCCGTCGACCAGCGTACCGAGCTTCACGACGGGACCGGTTGACCGCGGCGTGCGCCCCATGCGCATCGCACCGCGCAACCCCTTGATGACACGCTCGGTGAGCCAGTCCCGCTTGACCTCGAATCGCTCCAACTCGCTGGGATCAACCGCAACCAGGAGTCCGGTCTGCGGGTCGTCAAAGACCAGCCGCCCTTCAATCGAACGCACTGGCGCCTGGAGTACCGTCCCATCGTCGCGAACTCGGGTGACAAATGATGCCCGCGCCTTCGGAACCAGGAAGCCCGCCGACCGCAGCACGGAAACGTCCGCGCCCCAGTTGTGCAGTTCAGCGCGGGACACTTCCGCACAATCCGACTCATACAACCGCAGCATCGCGCTGAACTGCCCGGCCTCGCTCGCGGCATCGAGTGGCGCGACCGATCTGACGATGCCGTAGGCCTCAAGAACCGCATAGCCCAACTCGCGGTCGCGCGGGTCGTGACGGCTTGCTAGGTTGCAACGATTAGGCGCGCTCAGCGTGATCGGCAGGTTCACCTCCTTACCGTTACGTTCGAACCGCAGGTTGATCACGACCCGGCTGATCAGCGTTGCCCGGCTGAAGATGTTGTTGTCGCCGAGCATGGCGCGCGCTGCGGTATCGATGTCGTCGTCCTTGTCGACCTTTACCACCACACGGCGCTTGAGGTTCTGCGGCCGCGCTTCGGCCTCGACCACTCGAACGTCCAACACACCAAGATGTTCCACCTCTGCTTGCGACAGATGAAGCGACCGATAGAAGCGCTCCATGTTGTACTGGCGAAGCGACATCGGCCTACCTGACAGATCTGATCCCGTCGCGACTTCCGCAAACGCAGCGGCGATCAGCGGACGCTCGGCTGCCTGCTCGGCGAATACCTCGATCCGTTTCTGGGCAGGTTCGAATAGCAGTGTTGCTTCGACCGGAGGCTTGTAGTGGATGGGCTGTAGAGAGAGATCGGGCAAGGTGTCCTGGACGCTGCTGGTCATTCCGGCATGCCGGATCAAGAACATGTGTAGTGAAGGCGAACCCGCACCGTCATCAGACTGGGAGACCTCGAAGTGCTGAATGAGGCAAGGACCGGAGATCTGCAGCTGCTCCTTGATCTTGGTCTCGAACGCGGCCTTGGCGGCTTCGTTCCACTCGAATTGCGCCAGTTGGTCGCAGTCGACCTCGAAGGCTTCATAGAGGCGACCGAAATTCCGATAGTGCTCGGCGAAGTGGAATCGCTCGGCCTCCTCAAACAGCTGGGGCACCCGAATCAACAGGAACACCGATCTCCCAAGGTCGTCGGTCTGTGCATCAAAGCCGGCACGTAGTCCGCCTTCCGGATCATCGAATTTGTAGATTTCGCGCTCGACGACTTTGATTGCCGCGGGACCTTTGCCTTCGGCCAATGCGATAACCCGTCGCGCATCGCCTTCAAGCCTCGACAGGGATTCCGTGGTCAGATGTCGGCAGCCGTCGGACAGCGCCCGTCGAGCCTGGGCACACGTCTGGGCATCGGCCTCAGGCGTCAGTTGCGCGAGCGCGGACGTGCCCACAGCTGACCTGCCAGGTCGCTGACGCTGTCGCAAAGCGTCCGAATGGCACCAAGGGATGCGGTTTCAACAAACCGATGGAACGAGGCAGTGTTCTTCTTCGCCTGGGTCATTGTTCGTTCTTGTTGTTCAACCTTCCTGTCAGGGGATGATCCCGAGACGGACCTTCACCTTGATCTCATCGAGCCACCGCTGGCGGTAGTGGCGAGCCATTTGGTCGATCTGAACTCGGCCGACGCCGGCTTGCTGGGCCAATTGCTCCAGAGACGTCACCAGATCGAGCCAGTCGAGACGACCGGCGGCGACGATCGCCGCCTTGTCCGCCGTCGATAGCAGCAGCTTGACTGTCCCCATCAATCCTTGGTCATGGAGCCAGGCCAGCAAGTGAAGCTCCCCGGCGTCGAGTCCAGCGCTGGCCGGATGGGCAAGCCCGAACCTGGCGATGGTGCGTTTGTCAACCGGGTGGCGCGCCGACAAACCTGCGACCAGAACGTCGCGATCGACAGCTACGTGGCGCGGATCAGTCGGGTCCCCTGTCAGGGCTTCCTCGACGCACTTCTCGACGGTTTCAATCGAAAAGGTAGTTGCCAGTGATGACCAGCACCCAACGCGGAAGGCTTCGAGGATGACATTGGTGTCGAC